CAATTTCGGGAACCGCAGTTCCCTACAACGTGCCGGCAACAGTTTCCGATGGAACACAAGTGATCTTTCGTCCAGGCTCATTGCCAGTCGAGGGCAAAGCCCCACGCCTGTTCATGTACCACGACGCTTCAATGCCAGTTGGTGTTGTCACCGAGCGCGTAGACACCGAACAGGGAATGATGTTTAGCGCCAAGATCAGCGCCACAAACCTAGGAAATGATGCACTCGTCATGGCTATGGACGGCACCATTGACCAAGTTTCGGTCGGGGTAAATCCAGTCAAGTTCTCTTACAACGACGCCGGCATAATGATCATTGAAGAAGCTTCTTGGCAGGAGCTGTCGCTTGTGCCTATAGGAGCATTTGGCGATATGGCCAACATCGCTACCGTCGCTGCGAGTATCCCACATGAGTCCGAAGAAATTAGTAACCTAGAAATAGAAATCCCAGAACAGGAGCAACCAATGTCAGAAGTAACCGCACCAGCAGTCGAGGCAACAGTCCCAACTGCTCCACTATTCGCACAAGCAAAGCGTGAGTTTGCAATGCCATCGGCTGCAGAAGTACTCGCTGCATACCACATTGGCGGAGATACTTACCTCAAAGTGAGCGACGCATTTAAGCAAGCACAACGCAAAAATCAGTCAGCGTTGCAAGCGGCAGCGGGCGATATCGTTACTGGCGATACACCTGGTCTCTTAAATATTCCGGTGCTTGGACCTCTGTTTCAGGACCTAAACTTCGTTAGGCCTGTGGTCAGTGCGTTTGGCGCTCGCGCAATGCCATCAACAACTTCACGTCAGTTTGTTCGTCCAACAATCACGACACACACTTCTGCTGCAGTTCAGTCCAATCAGCTTGACGCAGTATCGGCAACCACAATGGTTATCGCTGCAAACACAGTTACAAAATCAACTGTTGCAGGCCAAGTTACCTTGTCAATTCAGGACATCGACTTCACAGACCCAAGCGCCCTCCAGCTTGTATTGAACGACCTTGCAGGCGAAGTGCTCATTAAAACTGATGACATCGCAGCCGATGCTTTGGTTTCTGGCAAGACCGCATCAGGCTCAACATGGACAGTAACTGCTAATGATCCATCATCTTTAATTAGCTCGTTGTACGACGCAGCGCGTGAAATTGCGGAAGACAGCAACTACTTCCCAACTCACCTTTGTGTCTCACCAGACGTATGGGAAAAATTGGGAAGCCAGCTAGACGGATCAAAGCGACCTGTACTTGGTTACACCACAAACGGCGTACTTGGACAGAACAGCATTGGTCGCGTAGGCGGTCTCGGATATAACATGATGGACGTTATGGGCTTGCAGCTCGTTGTTGATAACAACTTTGCTTCAGGAACCATGCTTGTTGTGTACGCCCCAGGCTTTGAAATCTACGAATCTGGTGCATCGTTGCAGAGCTTTGAGAACCCATCGACCCTCGGTCGCACACTCTCAATCCATCAGTACTTTGCAACCTTTGTTGCCAAGTCAAGTTTCATCCAGTCGATCACCATCGCCTAGTCGAGAGCGGAGCATCCGCTCATGGCTACTTACACAGTTACTAACAAGTACCTGATTGACAACTTTGCCGTACTGCAACTCCTAACCCCATCGGAGATTGCAGTCGGCAGTTCAATCACGGTTGCTTCTGTTGACGCAACATTCAACGGCACGTTTGTCGTCAGGGCGCTGCCACAGTATTTGTTTATTGGCGTTGATACTCAAGGCGATCTGCTTTACGACTATCAGGTTCCAATTGCTGATCAGGTGCTTTACGCCAAGACCGCATCAGATGTTGAGCGTGTTGCCGCGTCTGGCACAGTCACCTATTCCCCTAACTGCACTTGGATCACGGTTGCCGAACTAATTACATTTTTGGGCGTTTCAATAACTAACCCATCAGACGATTACACGCTGGCAACACAGGCTCGAAACGCTGCAAACGATTTCTGTTATCGCCGTAGACAGGAATCCTCATACATTGACTCGCTTACGACCTCACCGGGGCACGACGTAACGCTTGCAACTCTTATGTATGCGGCTGCTTTGTGGCGTTCCCGTGGCTCGGTTGAATCCATGTATGCCACGTTTGACGGCATGGGCTCAGCAACCCAGCAATCGCTCACCCCGATCGTGAAACAGTTGCTCGGGATACCTCGTCCAGCGGTTGCCTGATGGCATACACAGACATCCTCAATGAGGCGCTAGACGATCTCACAGCCACGCTGACAGCCCTTACATCGCTCCGAGTAGTAAACGACCCCACCAAGATTGTCCCTAACTGTGTGTACCTAGAAGCGCCGTCTTTTACGGCAACCACAAACGCAGGGAACGTCTTGCGCGTCGAGTTCCCAATCAAGGTCATTGGCTCAGGCCCAGCAGGATTGCCAGTCTTGCGCTCGATCATGGAAATCGTTTCAACTGTGATCGGCTCAACAATTGTCGTGACCGGGGGCAGACCATCCAGCCTAGAAATCGGCGGTCAGGTCTACCCGTGCTACGACCTGGACTGTGCTCTCGCAGCTGTCGCGTAATCCACACAAACAACCCACGAATATGACAAACTGAAACAGAACTAAGGAGCATCATGGCAACGACAACATTTCTTTCCAATGCAACAATCAACGTGACGGGCTCAGCCGGAGCCGTTGATCTGAGTGATCAGGGCACAAGCTGCTCTATCACGGTAGGCAAACGCTCTCTCCCAGCAACAGCATTCGGGGACACAGGCGAACGCCAGACCGCAGGACTCATGTTCTGGGAATGTTCAGTCGAGTTGTACCTTTCCTACGGTGCAGGCGAAGTGGAAGCAACTCTTTACGATCTGCTCAACAACGGCTCGTTTACGATGACCGTTTCACCATCAGGCGCTTCTGAGTCGGCGAGTAATCCCGAGTATGTTTTGAGCAACGGATTCCTAGAGTCATTCACCCCGATCAACTCATCGGTAGGCGAATTGGCAATGGTGACATTCTCGGCCTCTGGCGGGTCGTGGGTCCGCGACATAACCCCATAACTTTCGCGCCACTCCCGGCCCGACGATAGGAGCAACATGAAAATCAAACTGCAACTTAAACGATCTGCAGACGCCACGCCCGAACATTATTGGACAAACCTTTTCGTCATCACCGAATGGGAACGTCTAGAGCGTCGCAATATTCAACAACTTTCAAGCCAACCGCTGTACTCGGATTATTGCTGTTGGATGCACACCATCCTCAAACTTAAAGGCGAGCAAGTTGGGGACACTTGGCGCGACTGGATCAGCAAAAACCCAGATATCGAGATCCTGCCAGTATTGGATGAGACCGACACAAACCCCACCGACGCGGCACCTACCGTCGCCAGTTAGCCGATCTTTTGGTGGCGGTCGGTTGGTGGCCGCCTCACATCCTGTTTGACTCACAAGACCTCGCCACGGTCATTACTGTGTTGAATGAGCAAAACAAACGGAGCAAATGATGAGCGGAGTCAACACAACTATTGAGATTGCTGGACTCAAAGACGCTCTGAAAACGCTCAACAAAATAGACAAGAAACTCCGCGTCCAGATAACCCGTGACTATCGGAGCATTGTCAAACCCGTCATCACAGACGCCACAAGCCTCATCCCATCAGGCGTCCCGTTGTCTGGTATGGCCCGAAACTGGACAACCAAATCAGGCTTCCAAATGCTCCCATGGCAACCAGGTCACAAACAAAAGATTGCAGCAAAGATCAACACTCGAGCAATCAAAGAGTACGCCGGCAGGACTACCAATGTTGGCACGTTTAGCATTGTGTACACATCCGCTACGGGCACGATGTTTGACATGTCTTCGCAGGGGCGTTTAGGCGCCGCGCTAACAGCACGATATGGGAGCCGTTCGCGAGTAATGTGGAAAGCATGGCAACAGAACGAGTCAACTGTGAACTCTGAGATGGAGAAACTCGTCAAGCATGTCATGGATCTCACGAATAGGGAACTGGCCTAATGGCTGTCGTAATTCCCATTGTCTCCGAGTTTGACGGCAAGGGCATCTCCAAAGCAATCAAACAGTTTAAGCAACTGGAAACCAATGGTGAGAAAGCCCAGTTCGCTATTAAGAAGGCTGCGATCCCTGCAGCTGCCGCGCTTACAGGTCTTGCCGTTGCCTTGGGTGACGCCACCAAAGCCGCGATGGAAGATCAGCAGGAACAGGCCGCACTCGCGCTAACCCTGCAGAATGTGACTGGCGCTGGAGCCAAGCAAACCGCACAGGTTGAGGAACAAATCTCGGCTATGAGTCGAGCGTCCGGCATTGCTGATACGCAATATCGCAAATCATTAGAAGCATTGGTGCGCGGTACTAAAGACGTTGACATGGCCATGCGCGATATGAACCTTGTTATGGACATCAGCACGGCACTCCAGATGGATAGCGCCACCGTCGCTGATGCGCTTGCTAAGGCCTACCAAGGCAACTTTAAAGCGCTTCGCACATTGTCCCCTGAGATGTCCACGATGATTAAAGAGGGCGCATCGTTGGAAGAAGTAATGAACGTGCTAGGCGGAACCTTTGGCGGTGCTGTTGCAAAGAACGCGGAGACTGCTGCAGGCAAAATGGCAATCTTCAAAAACTCGGTAGCCGAAACTAAAGAGTCAATCGGTGCTGCACTACTGCCAGCCTTTGAAGCCGTGCTGCCTTACATGCAATCGTTTGCAGATTGGGCACAAAAAAACCCGTTGATCTTTAGAAACATTGCGCTGGCCATTGGCGCTATCGCAGGAGCAACTATTGCGCTAAACATCGCTTTAGCAACTAACCCATTTGTGCTCGCTACTGCTGCCGTAATTGGTCTGGCTTTAGCCTTTAATAAACTGGTTGACGCTATGAGTTCTATCAACCGCATCGGTGGTCTTGCAGCAAAAATCCTTGGTGGTCTTGCTATGCCAGTTATTGGCTTGGCTGGCAACATTCTCGGCGGTTTAGGAGACCTCAGCAAGATCGGTCAATCGGCAGTCGGTGCAGCAAGCGGAATGAACATTCCTCGAATGGCAAGCGGCGGAATCGTCACGTCACCTACCTTGGCGCTGATTGGTGAAGCAGGCCCAGAAGCAGTTGTGCCTCTCGGCAAGGGTGGCGGGATGGGTGGCATCGTCATCAACATCTCAGGCGGACTCGGAACATCCACAGACATCGCAAACGCCGTCTATGAAAACCTGCGTTTTTACAATCAGAACGTGGGCCCGTTAAGAATTAGAACGGCCTAACCATGGCAAGCACCATCCCGAACTGTGGGACGTACACCATTGAAGCATTCGCTTTGGGCGCTAACCCGGTTAACGCTTTCATCCTTGACTCTTCAGCGTTGGATTCAACAGCTGTGCTTGCTGGGGCGGTCTGGTATGACATCAGCCAATACATACAAACTGTGCAAATTATGCGCGGTAGGCAAAACCCGTTTCGTGAACCGTCCTGCAACCCTGGGACTGCATCATTCAAAATCTATGACCCGAACTTCTATTTTTCGGTAGTGAACACGGCTAGCCCGTATTACAACACCACAGACGCTCGACTGTCCATTGGTGTGTCAACACCTGTGCGGATCAGCCGAAACGGTGAGTACCTGTTTTATGGGCAGATCACCACCTACGACCAAAACATACAGCAACCAAATTATTCAACGGTCAACGTCACCTGCTCTGACGCAATTCAAACCTTCAACAACATTAAACTGAACGCACAGTCCACAACTGTCCAATCGTCTGGGGATCGCATCAACGCCGTCCTTGATGCTGCAGGTGTGCTTACAGGGGCAGGTCAGCGAAGCATTGCAACAGGTGTTTCAACTATTGGCGCAGTCAACATTGAGCAAGGCGCCGCTTTGCAGGACTATTTGCTTCGCGTCCAAAACTGTGAATATGGGCGGATGTTTATTTCACGGTCTGGCGCGTTTACCGCTCAGCCTCGAGTTTTGCCAGAGATCACTAACCCATTAGCAACCTTGTCCGATACTGGCACAGGGATTGACTACGACACATTTGACATAGCGAACACTTAACATCATGCCTGACTACACCATTGGAGTTGCCGAACGGATCGCATCGCTACCAGATAGCACCGCCACGTCTAACTCGGTTAACCGAAACTATTTCCAAGAGACCAGCCAATCGGTGGTCAACATTGTCAACGTGGCAATTGCACCTGCCGCGCCAACAGCTCTCGATCCGACACCAACAACCACATATGCAACAGCAACAGACGAAACAAGTGTTGACACGTTCGGAACCCAAGAAACCCCTATCGTTATTACCCTTTTGGCAACCATTGAGGATGCTGGCGCGTTAGCCGAATACCTGATCCGTGGTGTCCCGGCTTACTGGTTCAGCAACCTGGCTATATCTCTGAACACGTTGTCTGATGCGAACAAGAACATTGTTGCCAACCTTGAGATCGGTCAACAGATTGCGGTGACTAAGACGTTTCCTGCTGGTGTGGTTCCGCAGACGGTGACCGAGTATTTGTTTGTTGAGGGGATTAGTCACAGCATCACGGTTGAGAGTCATGTGGTCACGATTTATACGGGCCCAGCGTCAACATATTTGCAATGGTTGCTAGGCAATTATGCAACAACGGTTACACGCACCAACCTTGTTGCCAACCCAAACTTTGAGGTGGATCTTTCAACTTGGTCAACATCAGGAACAGTTGTTAGGACAACAGCACAATCGTATTTAGGCGTTGCGTCTGCCTCATTGACTTACACGGGCGCTGGAATTGTTTTGTTACAACAATCAACTAGGTCAACAGTTACGACAGGTTTGTCATATACAGCAAGTTTTTATATGAAACAATCAGTTGATGCTGGAACTGTGATTTGTAACTTCATGTGGTACAACGCTGGTGGTTCAGTTATTCTTGACGATTCCCACCAATCAAATAACCCGACTACGGCATGGCAAAGGTTTACTTATACGAAAACTGCGCCTGCTTTGGCTGTGTCTTGTCAGTTGAGGATTTACCAATTTGACGGTGAGGGTGGTGGTGCTGTTGCAACTGTGAATTTTGTTGATGCTGTTCTTGTTGAGCAAGCTGCATCCGCGCTTCCATATTTTGACGGAACCTACAAAGACGCCTACACCGATTACACGCTCACATTCCAAGCATGGAACGGAACCGCTGACACATCAACCTCAACGACCGTCTGGGGCCTCAACACATCAGGCACAGGATCCGCTTTAGGCGATACCACATACGGTCTCGGATAACCCACTAACCTAGGAGTCACTATGGCAAAACAAACGTTCTCTACTGGACAGGTCCTCACTAGCGCCCAGATGACCTCGTTGCAAGCCAACGACTACAACTGGACAGTCAGCGCCAAAACCGCCTCATACGTACTCGCAGCTGCCGACGCCGGCACTCGAATCACCATGAACGCTGCAGGCGCCACAACCATCACAGTCAATACCGCGCTCTTCACCGCAGGCGACATTCTCGACATTGTCAACATCGGTGCTGGAACATGCACAATTACTGCTGGCACAGCAACGGTGACATCTGCAGGATCTTTGGCGCTTACGCAATGGTCGGCTGGGACGTTGTATTTTACCAGCGCAAGCGCAGCAATCTTTATTGCATCAGGCAAAACAGCGTCAAGTGCTGCAGGCACATTTGTTTCCACATCACAAACCACCGCCTCAACTTCATATGTTGACCTAGCAACCGTTGGGGCAGTAACGCTAACTACGGGTACATCAGCGCTTGTGACTGTTTCTTGTAACGCCCAAAACTTGACCGCTGGAGCAAGCCAATACATGGGTTTTGCTGTATCTGGTGCAACAACAACCGCAGCATCTGACACATATGCGGCGTTTTATCGCAACTCAAGCAATTATCAAACCCAACTTTCTGCAACATTTGTGGTCACGCTTACAGCTGGAAGCAACACCTTTACATCAAAGTTTAGGGTTGACGCAGGCACAGGAATTTTCTTATCGCGTAACATTTCAGTGGTAGCGATCTAATGAACTCATCACAGATTACTGCAGCAATGCTCGCTCTTGGCTATGAAACAATTTCGGTTGAACCTGACACCTTGGAAATCTGGTTAGGTGATGAAGAAAACAAGAAAACGCTGACTAAAACAGAGATTGCAAAAATCAAAGTTGAAGCCGAAAAGTTGGTCTAATGACATGGCGCCTGAAATTGTGGTTGCTGTCATCGGTGGTTGTTTCCTTGTGCTGGTGGCGCTCATTGGCAAAATCGGCAGCGACAACAAAAAAGACCACGGGCAAGTCCACCAAATCCTCGGCCGAATAGAACAAAAAATTGATCATCATGTGGAGCACCATGAAGCCTAAAGACCAAGCAATGCTCGCCTCATACGCACGTTCCCTCGTAGGCGCACTCGTTGCCGTGTACTCAACAGGGACAACAGATCCCCGTGACTACGCCAAAGGTGCAGTAGCCGCGCTGATACCGCCAATCATGCGCTGGGTCAACAAAAAGGACGCAGGTTTTGGCCGTACCCCACAAGCGTAAAGTGATCTTGCCCAAGATCGTCGCGCATTGTAAACCCGGCGAACTCCCAGCAAACATGCTGGTAGACGTCAAACCATACGGAAAACTGTTGTACTCCGTAGCCGACTGTTGGCTTGCATGGCGTGACCGCGCATTTGCTGAAGGCATCAAAACATTCAAACCCACAAGCGCTGCAGACACCTACCGCAGTTACACCACCCAGATGCTCGCATGGAATACACGCATGACCACCGTCCCCCAAGCCGGCAAAACCCCTCGATCATTCCAAGGCAAGAATTGGTGGTTGAAAGATGGGTTTGCACCGATTGCACAACCTGGAAAAAGTCATCACAACTGGGGGATCTCGGTGGATGTGAGTGAGGCATCGGGTGCGCGTCTGGAGTTTATGGCTGCGACCGCGCTGGACTACGGATTCTCATGGGAACTGGATTCTGAGCCTTGGCATGTCAATTGTTTTAACGCCGATGTCATACCAGCATTGGTTTTGGAGTGGCGTAAAACGAAATCCTTGCAATAGCCCGTCTGGGTGTCTAGGGTCGTAAGTCCCGACGAAAGGATATTCATTATGCAACTAACCGCCCCAAAACTCATCGCAGGGATCATCTCTGCCATATGGGGATTTGCCTCGCTCCTAGGGGCTCCTAGTGCCCTTTCAGAGCAACCTAACCCTGTGCCTGTGGTCCGTGATTACCTCATTGAGCCAACCACAACTACCAGCTCTACGATCTACATTGACCCGTACACGTCAGCCTGTGAACAGTTCAGCGCGTTGGCTGTCAATCTTGGCTGGCCTGCAGATCAGCGCACCGTGCTCGAATCCATCATGAACCGTGAGTCACGTTGCATCCCGAACGCAATTAACCGCAAAGACCCATTCGGTGGGTCACGCGGCTTGCTCCAGATCAACGGCTCCTGGCATAAATGGCTGATCGCTAAAGGCGTGATCACACACAAACAAAACTTGTTACAGGCTCAAACTAATCTGCTCGCAGGATTAGAAATCTACAAATACGGTGTAGAGCGTTACGGCTTCGGCTGGGGGCCATGGGGGACAAAATGAGCGAAGGCGTTGCATGGAATCAAGGTGAAGTCAGCGAAGAAACTCGAGCACTCATCCTTGAAGCAGGAAACCAGAAATATCAAAAAGCCGTGATGAACATGCTTGATGACATTGCGCGACCTAACCACACGCCACGCCAATACCGGGACGATCACCTGATCCGCGGTTTACGCAATATGCGAATTGACTTCCAGTTGAGTGGCAACGATGGATATGCAGAGTGTGTTACTTTGGCAATAGAAGAACTTGGTGGACAAGTTAAACCCGACTAATAGAAAGAATCCCGACATGCAAGATGAACTCTTTACAACGTCAATCGGCCTCGCTGGTTGGCATGTTTCCGTTAACCAAATCAAACCAGCAGAACAACTGCATCGCGCGACAGACTTTGACACATCACGCAAAGCAGCACGATCCGCTTCCAAGCGCGGGCCGTCACAACGTGACAAAGTACTGCTCGCACTACATGACCTAAAGACCGCTACCGATTACGAGATCGGTGAGCATTGCGGGATCCTGCGATCAAGTGCAGCGAAGCGCCGGCAAGAACTCCAAGAGATGGGTTTAGTAAAAGACTCACATGAGCGACGCAAAACAGACACAGGAACGCTCGCAATCGTTTGGACGGTCGCCTAATGGGATTTGACCTAAGCAACTACGAAACAGTTGAGGATCGCCTTGTTCGTTTCTGGGCTGAACATGGCCCTGGTGCGCGTGTTGAGACCACGATGATGAGTTATGACGGTGACAGTTGTGTGTTCCGTGCGGAAATATATTTCAAGAACTCTGAAACCGTGCCAACAGCAACAGGATATGCACAAGAGATTCGATCAGATCGCGGCGTCAACTCAACGTCATTCGTGGAAAACTGTGAGACAAGCGCGATCGGTCGCGCACTAGCAAATTGTGGATATGCAACTCATGGCAAACGTCCAAGCCGTGAGGAAATGTCCAAGGTGTCCCGGGCGGAGAATCCCAACGCAGGTCACGCGTCTCCAACTCCGTCCGGGGCTTCATCACACACCCCAACAGGCACATTCGCCACACCGAAGCAGATTGGTTACATAAAGAAACTTGCCAAGGACGGCGGCCTAGACGATCTTCGACTTTTGGAGTTGATACAGCGCGAACTGAACAGCGATGAAGCGGTGTTAGAGATGCTCAAATCACATGAGGCCAGCAAGATCATTGAGGTGTTGAAGTGATTGCATTGGTCGGCGCATGGCTATCAGGATTCTTGAGTGCATACGCATTGGGCGTGTTCTTGGAAAGGAAAACCGATGAGCGCGTTTGATGAAAAAGAAACTGGGGCAACTCCGATTGAAATTGTTGAATACTTGCGCGGTGTGATTGACACGTTACGCGCTGAAAAAGCATTGCTAGAAAAACGCTACAAAGACCTTGAAGCGAGCCGTGAAACATGGCAAAAACTGGCTAAAGCATGGGAATGGTTAGCAGACAACAAACGGATTGTGCCAGCCGATGAAAGCTGACACCACGATGAGCGAAGCCGTGTTTAAAGACATGGTCATCAGCATCGCCAAGCGTTACGGCTGGCTAGTCCACCACGATCTGCCGGCACAAAACAGTCGAGGACGCTGGATGACAAACGTGCAAGGCGATGCGGGTTTCCCTGATCTGTTTATGGTGCACCCATTCCAAGGCGGACGGCCATTGGTCATTGAGTTGAAAGCTGAGAAAGGCAAATTGACGCCTGGACAGAAGATTTGGTTGAACGCTTGTGAGATGGCTGGGTGTCATGCAGCGGTGTGGAAGCCCAGCGATTTGGAGTACATTCTCTACACCCTTAGCAACCCGAGGCAATAAGACATGGGCGGAAAGAACGGCAAAATCAGAACATGGTGTTGTGTCACGTGTGGCGCGTCACGCACAACAGTCGGCTCTGGTCGTAATGGCAGATATTGCTCAACTAAATGTCGTGATCGTCACCGTTACAAACCAAAGACAACACGAACAAACAGTTTTAACAAAAGAACGTTCATCTTGGACTCAAAGATTGCCAGGGGTAATTGCATGGATTGCGGTTACGAAATGTCAAAACGCACAGCGCGAGCATTTGACTGGGATCACAGAGACCCACACACCAAGAGCTTCGAATTGTCTAATCCGCCTGCTGGGGCAACAATGCATGAACTGCTTGAAGAAATGGCAAAGTGTGACGTGATATGCAGAAACTGTCATGCGCTGCGTCCAACCTCACATCTGGGAAGGCTTATCAAAACACCTCAAAGGCAACTGTCTTTGGGTGGTATCTTCGACCTTTAAACAATCGGCTAGTAGCACGTGTGTTCCCCGTTCGCATGGGGTGGGCAGTAAACAGGGGAACCTGGGTAGACGGTCGCGCCTCGAATCATGCAAGACGAAATGCTTCGGGCAATGCGACTGGGCGATCAGTAAACAGACTGATGATGTAATGCAAAGGGATCTGGGATGGGCAATCCAGAGGGTGGAGCATTCACACATCTCTTGACCTGCAAATGACATACAGTTAACAAACAAAGAAAGAGACAACATGAACCCGACCGCCGGCATAACCAACCAACACCAACAGCAAGGCGTTTACGCCGCGCTAGCACAAGCCGAAGGCGCGTGAGCATGAAGAACCCTGAATACTCCACCGACAGATACAAGTCAGCCAGACATGAACTGCTTCGAGACAGCCCTACATGCCATTGGTGCCATCGCAACCCAGCAACAGAACTAGATCACCTTGTAGAAGTAGATCGTGGTGGTTCATTAGAAGACGGATATGTTGCAAGTTGCAAGCAATGCAACGCTGCGCGAGGAGCAATCCATCGCAACCGAAAACTAGCCAACGCAAAGCAAAACAGAGAGAAAGCAATAAACGATTTTTTATATACGGATTTAAGAACCCCGAGCCCCAATGAAGATTTTGTCGCCACCAGCCCGAACCAGCCTGAACCAGCGGTGATTGTGCATGATCGGCCGAGACTGGAAACGATTGTCCCTGACCATGCCGGCTCACTAGCTGGGCTTGTGGGGGACATGGCAAAGAAGGTGCTGCAGATAGATTTGATGCCTTGGCAGTTGCACGTTCTTGAGGGAATGCTTGCTGTTGATAAGGATCAGAAATTTGTGCATCGCTCGAGCCTTGTGTCTGTTGCGCGGCAGAACGGTAAGACCACAATCATCCAGGCGTTGATCTTGTTTTGGCTTGTGGAGATGCCCAAAATCAGGGGCGGTAAACAGACCGTGGTATCTGGTGCTCACCGATTGGATCTTGCTTGCTTACTGTTTGATGATCTTGCACCAATCCTTGAGGAGTATTACGGCGCCAAAATTGTCAAGTCCTACGGTCGTTATCAGGCCACGATGCCAGACGGCAGCAAGTGGTGGGTCAAAGCATTAAAGCCAAACCAAGGCCACGGTATGTCAATTGACTTGGTCGTGGTGGATGAGCTGTTTGACGTCAACCCCGATTCCGTGGAAGGCGGTCTCTTGCCGGCACAACGCGCTCGCAAAAATCCCCTGGCGTGTTTCTTTAGCACAGCTGGGACCGAGCAATCAGTTCTATTCCAGCGCTGGAGAGAGGCGGGCATTCGAGCCATTGACAAAGGCGAACCATCCACGATGTACATGGCGGAATGGTCACCCGATCCGAGTCTTGATCCGCTGCATCCAGCGTCATGGGCGTGGGGCAACCCGGCACTAGGTCACACGTTGGACATGGACACCATCCGACAAGAATCCACAAACCCTGACCGTGCATCCTTCCTTCGCGCATCCCTAAACCTTTGGGTGAGTGTTGTGCGCGGATGGATTGAACCAGGTCGCTGGCCGTCCTTGGAATATCACGGGGTTATCCCTGCCGGCGGTGTAGTTGCCATTGAGTCATCGCTAGACGATTCCCGATACAGCGCGACCAGATGCGTCAACCTGTCAGACGGTCGGGTGCTTGTCACCGTTGCCTTCATTGCAGAGTCAATCATTGAGCTGTGGGACAACGTGCAAGAACTCGCCGAAGACCCCACAATCAAGTTTGCTTTATCGCCAACCGTGGACGCCACCTGCCCACCTAACATCGAGCGCCGTCGGATCGTTGTCGGCTACGCAGAGTTAGGCCGCTTCACACCGCTCGCCAAAAACATGATCGCTGAGGGACGCCTACTTCACACAGGCGAAAAACTGCTTGCCGAACATGTCCAACGCGCTGTCGCTGTACGCACAGACAACACACTTGTACTCTCCAGCAAACGCTCACCTGGGCCTATCGAGTTAGCGCGAACAATGGTCTGGGGGATTGGAATGTGTGCACGTCCAGCCAACACTGGGAAGCCAATGATGATCGCGGTCAACAACTAACATCTGTTCTGGCGTCCGTCTGCAATGCCTAGCCTTTCGTCGGGATCGGATTAGGTGCGGACGGATGCCACCACAATCCCCACCGATCTGCCACACTTAAAGCATGGGTCTATTTAACCGCGTCACTAAAGCAGCAATTTCGCCAGCGCCAACCAAGGCAGCTGCTGCAGGTGGTTCAAACCTTTACGGAAACCAGAACACTTCCTTCAACGTGTTCAATCAGTATTATTCTTGGCGCGAAGGTGAACAGCGCAATTTGCTGATGACCATCCCAGCGGTTTCTAGGTGTCGAGATTTGCTCGCATCAGTCATCGGATGTATGCCATTACGCGCATACAACATGAGCTGGGACGGCGAACGCATGGTCAAAAATTACATTGCGCCTCGATCATGGATGCGCCAACCCGACCCGCAAAACACGTACGCACATTTCTTTTCTTGGGTTTTTGATGACCTTTACATGTTTGGCAGGAGCATAATTCACATTACAAGCAGGACGGCTGACGGCTTTCCTGCGTCCTACCAACGGCTACCAGTCGGCTCCATCACCACTACTGATCAAACCGGGCCCGTCTGGTTCGCACCAAGCAATCAGGTTTATTTCAACGGCGTAGAACTAGACACGCGCGATCTATTGCAAATCCTGTCACCCACCACAGGCCTTGTTTACACAAGCGCGTCAGCAGTAGAAACTGCGCTGAAGATTGAGGCCGCGCGAAACCGTAACGCTTCAAGTTCAATTCCTGCCGGCATTCTGAAACAAACTGGCGGCGAACCGTTAAGCGCACAAGAACTAGCCGACCTTGCAGCATCATTTAACGCTGCACGAGCAACCAATCAGACCGCTGCACTTAACGAATACTTGTCGTATGAGCCAACAACAATGTCACCAGACAAGATGCTGTTGATTGAGTCCGCTAACTATTCGGCGTTAGAAATGGCGCGACTTGGCAACGTGCCACCGTACCTAGTTGGCGTCAGCACAGGATCTTATTCCTACCAGTCATCTGAGCAGGCTCGAGCAGACCTTTACATTTTCGGCGTCAAACTTTATGCAGAAGCAATTGCAGAAGCATTCAGCATGAATAACATTTTGCCAAATGGAACCTACGTTGAA